CTTATTGTTTTTTCTGTCATATATCCTTTTACTCTTTATCACTTTTCTTTTGAAATGTCTAAGCTGCTTTGCTACTGGATTTCTTTTTTTGTTGACTTTTTTCATCAGTCTAAAATTAATGCTTTAATAGACTTTTCTCCCATGTATATCTCTGTCTCTGCCTTACCTTTGTAGCATTTGTAGGATACGGATTCTGAAAAAGTTCTCTCAGCTTCACGCTTGCCCCGAAGGCATGCAGCCATATTATCTTGGATACGGTGTTCCTTGATCTCTCCATTGATGAACATAAGTAGGGCCACCACAGACTCTATCATTGTGAGCTCCCGTTTGTATATTTCATTTCTCTATTTGCATCTTTTAGTTTTTCAATATCTATTAAAACCTTGTCCATTTGTTTTCTTAAAAACTCGATGTTTACTTTGTTTAAAGCCATTGACTCGATATGTTTGTTTAGTTTGTCCGTGGTCTTATAAAGATCTTCGATCATCATGAACTGCTCAGAATCAGCGGGCAATGAACCTAGTTGTCCACGTGGCCATTTTATTCTAAACTCTGAGTTTTCTTCTAA